GAAAAAATAAATATCAAAGACTACCAAGGAAACGCTATTGTTAACTATACTGAAGAAAAAATTCCTTTCACAAGAATTATAGAGCACAAACATTTCGAATTCGGAGCACAAGACTATACCTACATAACAAGAGAGTATCCAGAAAATTGGGATAAAAATAAAATTCCTTATTATCCAATAAATGATGATAAAAACAATGCTCTATATAAAAAATACTTGAGTTTAAATAAAAGTAATGATATACTCTTTGGAGGAAGGCTGGCGGAATACAAATACTATGATATGCACCAGATTATTGGATCTGCAATAAATAAATTTAATAAAACAACTAAATGAGTATAATTGAAGAACTTTCATGACTTCTCATAAACTTTGCCAATTTATAATTAAAAAGTACATACCAATTGACATTAATTGGCCAAGAGAAATAAAAATAGCTCAAAAGCTATTAAAACAGTATAAAGGATATCAATTTTGGAATAATTTAAATCAAATTAAATTAAATAGTTTAGCTTGGTTTCTCACCGAAGAAGGCAAAAAATTCATTAATTTAGAAATGAAGAAGCAGAACCTAAGCGAACCAAATAAAAAAATATATAATATTAAAGAAGAAAAGATCGGAGCAGACAAAAATACTTGCCAAAAGCCTAAAACTATCTTACAATTTATAAGATATGGGAAGAAAACCTAAAGAAGAAATCGTTCAGTCATCTGGACCAAGCGCATCAGATAGATTATTGTCATTTTTAAAAGATAATAAAGAAGACCATTATAATTTTGAAGACGAGGTTTATTATAAAGTATCTACGGGTAGTCTAAATTTAGATATAGCTACTAGTGGAGGTTTATCTCCGGGGCTGCATAGATTCATCGGAATGAATGAAGGAGGTAAAACCTCAGAAGCTTTAGAGGTAGCAAAAAATTTTCTTAAAACAGTAAAAGATTCAAGGGCTTTACTTTTCAAAGCAGAAGGTAGACTTAGCAAAGAAATTAAAGATAGATCTGGAATTAAATTTGTAACAGATCCTAAAGAATGGGTGGATGGAACTTGTTTTGTATTTGAATGCAATGTTTTTGAAACTGTTTCAGAATTAATGAAAGATTTAATTCAAGCAAATGATGAAGATAAAAAATATATTTTTATTCTTGACTCAGTTGATGGTCTTATTACTAAAGGCGATAAAGAAAAAACTTTAAGTGAAGCCACAAAAGTTGCTGGCGGCGCAGTTATATCTTCAATGCTTATGAAAAAGATTTCTCTTGCATTATCCAAACGAGGACATATAGCTATTTTTATTAGTCAAGTTCGTTCTGATATTAAACTCGATCCATACGCTGCAAATAAAGAAGTAAGACAAACAACCGCTACTGGCGGTAATGCACTGTTGCATTTTGCTAATTGGATTCTTGAATTTGAGCCAAGATATAATAAGGATCTTATTCTTGAAAAACCAAACGAAAAATATGATTCGACAAAAAATAAGATAATTGGACACAACGTAAAAATTACAATTAAAAAATCTACCAATGAAACCACTAATTCTAAAGTACTTTACCCAATCAAATATGGAAGAAAAGATGGTTCTTCTATTTGGAAAGAGTACGAAATAATAGATCAAATATTATCTTGGGAATTTGCCACAGCGAAAGGGGCTTGGGTTACATTTACTGATGAGATAATTGAAGAACTCAAAAAGTCTAATTTAGAACTAAAAAAACAGCATCAAGGAATAGATAACTTAAGATCTTATTTAGAAGACAATAAACCAATAGTAGATTATTTTTATAATAAATTTATTAATACATTAGCGTCATGAGACTATTGAACATTAACGGGAAACTCGTTAATAAAAATATAAGAAAAAATCTCATCGCCTGGGAAGGCAAAAGTCGTAGTAAATTACAATTTAAATTTAAGCAATTTTTTTATTCTTATTGGAAAAATCACATAGTATATGAAGAATTTCCAGTCTATGGAACCATGCTGAAAGTTGATTTCTTAAATGCTACAAAGAAAATAGCAGTAGAGATACAGGGTAATCAGCACGAATCTTTTAATAAATTTTTTCATGGAGATTCTAGATTAAAATATTTAGAAAGCATAAAAAGAGATGTAAAAAAAATAAAATGGTTAGAAATGAATAATTTTAGAATTCTAGAATTATACGAAGATGATTTAAAAGTTATATGCCCAGAATATATAGAAGAAAAATTCGGAATTCTTATTATTTAAGTGTAAAATCTTTTAGTGACGAATAAGAAAAAGTTTAGTTTTCCTAATAATCTTTTAAAACAATTAAATGAATGTAGTTTTGGCGGCTATATATTATTTAATTTTAATGAAAAAGGAGATCCCCAAGTTTTTACTAAGTTTGACAATCAAGTAAGTGCGATGGCTTTATTATACTATATAGGAGCGTGGATAAGTACGGTTGATCAAATGAATATGGACGCTACAGCAGATGCAATTAATAAAGAAAATGATAATCCTAAGGACGACAAAGACTCAGAAGACCAATGATAAATTTTATTGCCCTTGACTTTTAATATATAATTGTTTATCATATATCAATATGATTTACTCTTTGCAGGTAGAAAGGCATGTATTAAGTGGGCTTATTAAGCATCAGCATATCTTCCCAGATATAGATATTTTCTTAACAGAAGATGATTTTTATCAAGAAGTTCATTCTACAATTTATGCAGTTTATAAAAATATAAAATACAAAGGCGAAAAAATAGATAAAGTTTTATTGGCAGAAAAAATTAAGAATTTAGGTATATCTTTCAAAGACGACATTAATATATATGATTATATCGACAATCTAAGTTTCTCTCAAATAACAGAAGAGGCCACAGTCTTAGCCTGCAAAGAGTTAATGAAATTAAGAATAAGAAGAGAGATAGCTCAAACAGCTGAAAAATTAAAGAAATATATAGTCCAAAATGGAGAAGAGCCTATCGATAAAATTATAGCTGAAGCAGACGCAATTTATAACGATAAAATATCTTCGTACGAATCAAATGAAGAACCCGTCAATCTATTTGAAAATATCGAAGATACAATCGAAGAGATAGGCAATTCTCCAAGAGAAGAAGCGGGATTAATCACTCCATACCAAGAATTTAATAAATTATATGGAGGATTAAAAAATGGGAATATATACGCTATCGTTAGTAGACCTGGTCAAGGCAAATCTACCTGGATAAATGATATATGTTTTAATACAAGCAAAATACCTCAAAATAAAACTAAAACCTTAGTTTTAGATACAGAAATGCAAACTTTAGATATTCAATTAAGAATGATTTCATCTATGACAGATGTACCTATGTGGTATTTAGAAACAGGAAATTGGAGAAAAAGCGAAGAAATGACAACGAAAGTTAGAGCTGCTTGGACAAATATAAAAAATCAAGAATACTATCATTATCACGTAGGAAGCAAAAACATAGATCAAATATGTTCTATCATTAGAAGATGGTACTTATCTAAAGTCGGTAGAGGAAATCAGGCGTTGATAGCCTACGACTACGTCAAACTAACTGGGGAGAAGATGGGGCAGAATTGGGCAGAGCATCAAGCGATAGGGCAAAAAATAGATAAGTTAAAAAGAATATCAGAAGAAATACAATCTCCCATAGTTACTGCTATGCAACTTAATAGAACAGGAGAAAACTTTAATAGAACATCCTCCAACGTAGTAGACGATAGCTCTGTAATTGCTTTATCTGATAGGCTTCAATGGTTTGCGTCTTTTGTAGCAATCTTTAGAAGAAAGACTTTAGACGAACTCGCCTTAGATGGTCAACAATTTGGGACGCACAAGCTAATACCAACGAAAACTAGATTTCAAGGAAAAGAAGCGGCCGGACATCAAGATTTAATCAGAAGATTAGACGCGTCCGGTAAACAAATTTGGGCGCAGAATTTTTTAAATTACAATGTCCATAATTTTAAGATTGAAGAAAGAGGCTCGCTTCAGACAATAGCCCAAAGACAAAGAGAACAATATCAACTTAATGACCAAAATCAAAACGACGGAGAAATATTGTGAATGTAAAATTTATTTCTGCGACTCAACCATCAATAACTGGGATTTCAAATTCGGAAGATCTTGTGGCTTACTGCGCGAGAGTAAGCAATCCTTCCAACCAGATAAATACGACAACCGCACCAAAATTATTGAAATTTTTAATTAAGAATAATCATTGGTCCCCATTGGAAATGGTTGATATGACATTGGAAATAAAAACGAGCAGAGCTATTGCTGCGCAGATCTTAAGACATAAATCATTTTCTTTTCAAGAATTTAGCCAAAGATATAGCCTGGCTACGGAATACGAAGACATAGAATTAAGACTTCAAGGAGAGAAAAATAGACAGGTTGGCGAAAGTCTATTGCCTAAAAACAGCCCAGCTTTTAATTCAATTGTAAATTTAATGGCGGAAACAATAGCTTTAAGCGAACATTGTTATTCAACTATGGTAGAAAACGGGATAGCTAAAGAGGTCGCGAGAATGATTCTTCCTCTTACAACTCAAACCACAATGTATATGAAAGGCTCTTTAAGATCTTGGATACATTATATACAATTAAGAACAGAAAAGAATACGCAAAAAGAGCACAGACTTATAGCGGAAGAATCTAAAAATATTTTCATTGATCAATTTTCTATTATTGCGGAGGCATTAGAATGGAAGAAAATATAAATAACATATACCAAATATTAACTAATATTGGTTATTCTTTGAAAGATTACGGTAAAGAATATAGAACAAAGCCTCTTTATAGAGAAAGCGACAACGATACCGTATTAAGAATATATAAAGATACTGGTTTTTGGGTAGATTTTAAAGAAAATATAAGTGGAGATTTTCCCCTTTTAATTAAAAAAAGCCTTAATCTTAATACCCAAGAAGACGCGACAAAATGGCTGAAAGATAAAAACTATTCAGCGCAAAGCATTATCGAAACAAAAAATCAAATCAAAATAAAAAATAAAAAAGTTTTTGATAATGACCTTCTTTTAAAACTAGAAAAAAATCATGATTATTGGCTGAAAAGAGGAATAAATTCTGATACTCTTGAGGTTTTTGGCGGAGGAGTTGTCGCGGCGGGCAAGATGAAAGACAGATATGTTTTTCCTATTTTTAATAGTAAAAAAGAAATAGTAGGTTTTTCTGGAAGAGATATATCTAATAAAAGCAAAATAAAATGGAAACACGTAGGCGACAAATCTAATTGGTGCTATCCAGTGTTTTTGAATTTAGACATAATCAAAAATAGTAAAGAAGTATATATAATTGAAAGTATAGGAGACTGCTTAGCTTTGTGGGACGCTGGAATCAAAAATTCAATAGTGACATTCGGCTTGGACATAAGTATATCTATTTTAAATTTATTATTAAAAATAGATCCGAATAAAATTTATATATCATTAAATAATGATATAGACGGAAATCAAGCGGGCAACAATGCGGCCCAAAAAGCTTACTCCAAGT